AGAACTTCAAGAGTTATGAGGAGTTATCAGCACGTTTGAATATTGTGCTTAACAAGTCAGCAAGACCTGTAGTACAAAGCAATGAGGAAGAAGAGGATTTAGTGCCTCTTACTAGTCCAGTTGTTAAAGCGGACCCACCTGCCCCCACTAAGTCAGGGTTTGGTGCTAAGATAGAAGAAATAGAGGAGTCAGGTGAATCTCCAGATTTATCTTACTTCGCTGCTCTAGCTAACGAAGACTAATGAAAAGACTACTACTTGGACTCCCACTTCTACTACTTGCTGCACCAGTAAGGGCAGAAGCATTAACTTGGAAGGAATTCTGGGAGCCCTTCGTAGAGTCCTATCATTACGGTCATGATCATGGATCAGGACATTGGAGAGATTGGCACTATGACCACGATCATAGACCACCAAGACGAAGGATGTGTGAGTATGTTATTACAACAAAGAAATGGATACCAGGTCATTATTTTTACAATAGTAACGTATGGAGTCCAGGTTATTATGAGACACGTGACCATCTAAAGTATCGTCCGTGTCGTAAACATCGTCCTCTCTAAGTCCGTATATTATTTCGATTTTTGAACAAGAAAAACCCCCGAAAAAATCGGGGGTATTTTTTTGTCCTGTAGGGTCGCTAAGTATTAATACCCGCCACCAGATTGACCACTCTGAGAGGTATCAGCAGATCCGTATTGATTAGTTGTGGTACCAATATTAGAGGAAACACCTGCTATACCAGTAGTCACTACTGTGCTTCCATCTGATAATACGTCACCTTGCTCAATAGTAGGTCCAGAGGTGTCAAACGTCCTAGATGAGTAATCCGCTTCAGACGCAAAATCGATAGAACTCGTCTGACCGATATTTGTGCTATAAGTCTCTTTAACGCTAATAAACTGCTCTTGGACAGAATCCTTAGTTTTCTTAGTTTGAGTGTCAAAGTCAACTTCGTCATTTGGAAGATAATCGACCAAATTGCTAAATTCTTCAATAAACCCACTTACGTACTCTTTGCGTAAAAGGTAAATATTGCGTTTATAGTCATTTTTCTCAGATTCGTAATCATAGACAGATATTGGTCTAACTAGATCCTCTTTAGGAATTGCAGTTCCGTCAGGTCTAGTATAACTGAAATCTTCGGAGACAATGCGACCATCTCTAAGTAGAGTCCTACCTCTAGTATCTGTGATTTTTTGAGTAACCCAGTGATGCACTGAATCTGCATCTTCCTCATATTCACTGTCAATATACCTTTCTAACTCATCTTCGGACATGGGCCATTCATCGTATAGATTGATTATATTGTTAGTAAGTAAAACAACCCAGTCATATTCCATGGTACCATATATTTCCAAAGAAACTTGATCTGGTCTTTGGTTGTTTTTAATCGTATATTGATTAAAACCTAAAATAATGTCATCTAGGTTTTCACGGATTTTGATCCTTCTGAAGATGTTTTTAGCTAATTTGTAAGGATCAACGTTATTTGTTCTATAACTTGATGTCCTTACTTGCACATTTGGTAGATAACTGAAGTATGACATTATCCTATATTTGCTGAAGTAAATGGTCCGAAATCACCTATCATATCCCTCATTGCGTCTAACCAAGACTGCATTTCTGGATCAGTAGTGTCATTATCATTATCTGTGGTATCTTGACCTGCACTTGAAGTTGCTGGTGATCCATATGATTCCTTGGTAAGGAAGGATGTTTCGCTGAATTCAAGAGATAGGTTATACTGTAAAGCACCAAAATCTATATACTCAGCTTTCTTCATAGTTGATCTAAGTGAAGTGTAGTTTGGCATACTAACAGTCATATTCTTTAGTATGAGTTTGGTGGGGAATTGCATTATTGCGTTTAATATTCCACCTTTTCCACCAGTCTCAGGATTATCAATACTTTCATTACCACCACCCTTGTCAACATATCTGACAATTTGTGCACGGAAGTATTCTGGTATTGTTAACCAGTTTTTATCACCTTTACCTGGTAATGAGAATTTCCTAAATTTGCTTACAATTTGATATATTTCTTTAGCATCGTCAGCAGTCTTTGGTATTAATTGCCAATCCCACTTATGTGTTCTGAAACCTGCTTGACCTTTATATACTGCTTCTGCATATGGGTTAAAGATCTTTTTACCAACTAGAGAGGTTAATGCTGCTGTATCAAGATTATTTTGTTGACCTGTTGCTGATAGTGCAGTAGCAATTACACCAGATGCAGCAGTATATGCTACTTGAGGTGCAGCAGCTTTTGCTGCTTTTGATATATTCTGTGCAACTTCATCACTACCAAAGTCTACTGGTCCATCACCACCTAAACCTGCATCCTTAGCAGCATTAAGAGCAGCATTACCTGCTGGTCCTAGATTTACAGTATCCCAGTTTTGACTATGTGTCTCTTGTAAAGATGTTGGGAGATATAGATATATTGAGCCTCCACCTTTACTTGGTGGTACTAAGGTGTTTGTTTTCTGATCGAATATATCAAATTTTAGATAGTCAATTACCTTTGTAGGGAAAGCTGCACTATCTCTGATAGCTTCCCTACTAGATGCAGAGTTAACGCCTATCGGTTTAGCCTTCGGGAATACTAAATTAGCCATGAGTTATAAAGGATACTTTAGACCATCAAACAAGCATAAGTACAAAGGTGATCACACTAATGTTATTTATAGGAGTTTGTGGGAAAAGAAGTTCATGCACTGGTGTGACAATAATGTAAACGTTTTGGAGTGGGGTAGTGAAGAGATTATTATTCCTTATAGGAGCCCTTTGGACAACAGGACTCACCGTTATTATCCTGATTTCTATGTTAGAGCAAGAACCAAGGATGGAAGAATCGCCAAATCGATCATCGAAATTAAACCAGCTGCACAAACTAAACCCCCTAAACGTAAATCGCAGAAGGCTCGGACCTTTATAACAGAGGTTAAGACTTGGAATGTAAATAGTGCTAAATGGAGAGCTGCAAGACAGTTTTGTGCTCATAGAGGCATGCAATTTATTATACTCACAGAAAAACACTTAAATGTATGAGTATCTTCACAGATGTAAAAGACCTCGCAGGAGGAGTAAAACAAAGTAAACAATGGTATAGAGAGCAACTCCAGTATGGACTAGAGGATTATGTTGGTGGTTTTACCGTAGGTGATATAGTCTTCTTTAACTATTCAGCAGTAACACCAGACTTAAAGTGGTGGGATACCTTTCCTATGGTACTAATCACAGATGTAGATTATCAGAAGATGCAATTCTCTGGTGGTAATATGCACTATTTACGTCCAAACTCTCGTAGAAGTATGGCATCTACATGGTCTGCTGGTAGTATTGCATATCCTAAGCGTTGCCACCATAAATACTTTATGTCTAGTGTGACTAGAGCATATAATGTCCCTTCCGAGGAATTGAAAGATATGACACCGCTTCCAGTTGAGCAATTTGTTATTAGACCACCAGGTTTAGGTAGAGTGATGGAAGTACCAAGTAGCATAATTTGGAGTAGACTTAAATGAGTCAAAATAGTTTTTCAATATTCAGAGATCTGGTAGTATCGGGTCAAAGGGAGCCATCTAGGTCTAATCTTTTTGGTGTGAAGATATATCTACCTCCATGTATACTTGCTAATGAAGCAGCAATTAAGAGAGATCAAAGGGATGCTGCAATAGCAGTTAACTTTTTTGCAGAGTCAGTTTCAGTACCTGCTAGAAGAATTCAAGGTGAGCAAGTTAAAGCTGGTTGGCAAGGTGCAGCATATAATGTTGCAAGAGAGCAGCAAAATGGTCAGATGGATATTAGCTTCATGGTAGATAAGAAGTTATTCCATCGTAAGTTTCTTGAGCAGTGGATGAATTATGCTGTCCCTGACCAAGAGAATAGAGCAACAATATACGATGAGTATACAACTAATATTGTTATACAGAAGTGGGAGTTAGCATCACCTGTAAATTGGAGTGCTATAACTGATAGTGGTACGCAGTATACTCAGAGACTTAATATGGTAACAGGAGTATGGCAATTCTTTGGAGCATGGCCTGCTGATATGGGAGGATTATCATTTAATAATGGTCCTGCTAACTTAGTTAAGTTTAGTACTAAATTTAATTACGAGAGATATAGATTTGATACTGTTGGTGCTGAGGAATTGAATTATAATACTCCAGATAAGTTTATAACTAAAGCATCCGAAGGTGTAGAAACTGTAGGATTAAGTCAAAATCAGAAAGAAGCAGCCCAGTTTGGTGTCTAAATAGAACTATAATAATGCAATCGTTATGCCATTACCTAAGTTAGCCATACCTGAGTATGAAGCGACCCTGCCTGTAACAGGCACAAAAATATCATATAGACCATTCCTAGTTAAGGAAGAGAAATTACTCTATCTCGCTATGGAGTCGCAAGACAACAAGCAGATGGTCAAAGCAGTGAAGACTATTATTAAAAACTGTACCAATTTAAAGTCTAAGGTTGAAGATCTCGCTACTTTTGAGATCGAATATATCTTCCTTAAGATTAGATCTGTTGCGGTTGGTGAGACAAGTGAGTTTAAAGTCACATGTCCAGATGATGAGAAGACGCAAGTCAACGTTGAGATACCTCTTGCAGAAGTTGGTGTCATTGTTCCTGATAATCATAATGCTAAGATCGATCTAGATGGTAATGTTGGTATTGTGATGAAATATCCTTCATTGGATGTATTCATTCAACAAAACCTTACTGATAATCCTGATATACAGGATATATTTGCACTTGCTGCTAGTTGTATTGGTCAGGTATATGATTCAGAAGAAGTCTATGATTCCTTTACTAAGGCAGAAGCACTTGAATTCCTTGAGAATTTGAATGCGGATCAATTCCAAAAGGTACAGACATTCTTTGAGACCATGCCTAAGTTGTCTTACACTATAGAGGTATATAATCCTAACACTAAGAAGAAGAGTGACCTGGTACTGGAGGGACTAGCAAGTTTTTTCGAGTAGCGTTAATGCATGACAGTCTTGAGAATTACTACAAGACTAACTTCGCATTAATGCAGCACCACAAATACTCTTTAACTGAATTAGAGAATATGATCCCTTGGGAACGTGATGTGTATGTGAACCTTCTTATTGCTCATATTCAAGAGGAAGAAAGAAGGCAGAAAGCAGAAGAGAACAAAACGTCACTCTAATGGCAATTAAGAGCTACATTAAGATTAAACCCATCAAGGATGATGGTCCATTCGCTGGAAGTTTCGATGAAATTCGGAAGGGTATCAATCGTACTGGAGAAGTAGTAGAAAGTATTGCTAAGAATAATGTAGAGACTCATAAACTGATTCAGTTTGAGAAGGAGTGGTTGTCAACTACAACTGAGAAGGAAACTGAGATATCTAAAGACGAGCAGAAGGATGAGGAGAAGGGATTTAAAGCATGGTTTAAGGGTTTCCGAAACATGTTCCGTCTTAAGGGTAGAAGGGAACAGGAGAAGAAAGATGAAGCACCAGTAGAACCAGGTGCAGAACCAGAAGAGGAGAAACCACCAGCTGAGTTAAAACAAGCAGGTGGTGGGTTTCTTGGTAACTTTACTAAACTCTTAACTTCTATATTCAAATTTGTAATGATGCAGGTATTACTCAACTGGTTGAGTGATCCTCAGAAAGCTAAGAGAGCAGGTAAGGTATTCAACCTAGTAATATCATTAGGTAAGTTTGCCTTGAAGATTGCTACTTGGGGTATTGATACTTTAGCTAGTGGTATTATTAATGTATTTGGTGGGTTTAAAGAAGGACCAATTAAAGGTACATTAGGTGCATTATTTGGATTCCTTCAGATATTTGCTGGGTTTAAGACACTTCAGTATCTTTTAAATCCTTTAAAGATAGTATCTGATGGTAAGAAGATCTTTGGTCTATTCAAGAATACTAGTGAGAAGGAAGTAGAGTGGAAGAAGCAAGAGCAATGGCGTAAGTTTGGATATAAGGATAAAGAGACTGGTAAGATATACACAGAAGAAGAGTATAAAGCACAGAAGAAGTCAGTTGAGAGACAGCAGAAGAAGTTAAGAGCACAGGGTAAGAATGACCAAGCAAGGAAGGTTGGTAAAGGTTTTAATAATAGAGTAAATAACCCTACCAGATTACAGACAGGTAAGAATGTTGGTAAGAAGGTAGGTGGTAAGTTAATGAAACCTGGTGCACAGAAGGGTCTCGCTGTTGTCGGTGGTATCTCTCGTATTGCAACAGGTATTGCTAGTGGTGAGGATAAGACTCAAGCAATCGGTGCAGGTGTTGGACAGGCAGCAGGAGGTATGTTAGGTGCTGCTGCTGGTACTGCATTATTAGGTCCATTCCTAGGTCCATTTGCACCTATAGTAGGTAATGCTATTGGTAGTTTCTTAGGTGAATGGGTAGGTAAGACATTTCTACCATTGATTAAACCACTGTTTGAACCTATTCAGAAGATGTTTGGGATGTGGATGGGTTTAATCAAACAGGTAGCTGAGGAGACAGGTATCACAGAATTCTTAGGTACCTTCTTTAAATTCGTAGGAGAGATTGGTAAGGTATTATTTAATATAATTGGATGGATAATGAAACCTATCCAGTGGTTATTGGGTGGTGCACTCAAGGTACTTGGAGGTGTTATAAGTTTCATTATTAAAGCTGCTAAGAATATATTTGCCTTTATGATCAATCCTATAGGATTTGCATGGAAAGTTATAAGACGTAAGGATCCTGGTAAGGATGTGAAACTGGAAGAGTTTGGTGATGGTGGTGAGATGGTTATCACTAAAGGTAAACCTGCTAGGAAGTTACAGTCATTTGCTGGTGGTGGACCAACAAGAATCTCACTTACTAATGAGGATATCGAGCCACCTCAATTTGTATACAGTTTCCAGAGGTTTACTAAAAAGATCACAGAGCATGTTAAAAATGGTGAGATAGTTGAGTTGAAGAAGGAGAAGGAATTTTATGAGGTAATGGGATCTATCTATTATCACATCCTTATGAAGCATAATGATGATATTCTTGGCAAGTTGATTAGTATGAAGTTGCTTAAACCTCATCATACTATTAGAGATGTTGTTGAGGGTAGTGCAGCTAATCATATCAAACCAGAGATACTATATCCTATCTTTAAGCAGAGTAAAGCACAGAAGTTAAGTGATGA